TCTTACGCGTATGGCAATTTGGGGTGGCGAATAGGCATCAAACATAGGCGCTGGCGTGGTTGACGAACGAGTTGGCCTGACATGGTCTACCTGGGAGCGCTCGACTCATGTGACATAGAGACTGGGCATAGCCTCGACACGCCAAATCGGGTCAGCAATCTTCGCCCAGCATGGCTGACCGACGACGCTCAGTGGAGAGAGCAACTCGCAGCCATTCCAGAGGACGAGGCCAACTGGCTCGCCGAGCACTGGGATCTGGCGGGTGGCCCAAAGCCCGACATCGACCGGTCATGGCTGACGATGGAGAACATCGATAGCGGTCCACACTGGTATCTGCTCGTGCTCGTCGGATTGCCCATCGTCTTCGGCACCGCGATGGCGCTCCTGGACTGGCTGATCTGACATGGTCGGCCTACCCAACACCCGCGTCATCCCCAACGGCTGGTCACAGCACCACCAGCCCACCGCCGACGGGCAGATGACCGCTGAGGGCACGATCACCCGGCCCGGCCCGCCCATCTTCAATGAGCTGTTCGGCTTCGACGTGCTGCCCGAGCCGACACCGGTCTACGCCGGGCCGATGCGGGTGCAACGCATGCAACCCTCCGCGTCGGCCGCGGCGCACATGGTCGCCGACCGTGAGGTGATGATCCGCGAGTATGCGGTGCATCTGCCGCTGTCGGTCAACGGCGTCGTCACTGCGCCGGTCCAGGTCAACGACCTGGTGACCGTGACTGGCTGCGACGACGACCCGCACATCGTCGGCCGGGCGTTGCGGGTGCGTGACGTGCGGCTTGGCACCCTGGCCTGGCAGCGTGACCTGATCTGCGAAGATCTCGCCTCCACCACGCGCTGAAAAAAGTACCGCCCCGGCCGGTGCGACGGCGGGGCGGTTGCTCGGGCAGGTGTGCCCGTACGAGCACGGTAGCACGGGGGGGTGAGACATGGCCGGGCTCACCGTCCACATGGACGACCTGCACCAGCTCGTCGCCACCCTGACCAAGAAGACCGAAGGCATGGACTCGCGCACCGCCCAGGTTGTGCGCAAGGCCGCCTTCGACGTGGAACGGTTCGCCAAGACCTACGCCCCGGTCGACACCGGGTTCCTCAAGAACTCGATCCACACCGTCATCCAGACCAACAATCTCCGGGTGTACGCGGCTGCGGTGATCGCCGAGGCCGAGTACGCATCCTGGGTCGAGCATGGAACTTCGCGAATGTCTCCTCAACCATTTATGGGCCCGGCATTAGAGCGCGTGACACCGGGCTTCCTGGCCGTACTTGAGCAGCTTGCCAACCCGCTGGACACACGGTGACCGCCCCCCTGGTCGACGTATCCCGCCAGCACACGCACGCGGTCGCGTCGATGATCGAGACAGCCGTGGCGGGCGAAGCCCAGGACGGCCGGTACGCCGTGTTCGTCGGCGAGGTCACCACGACCGAAGACGTGACGGTCTACCCGTACTACGTGGTGTGGCCACCGTCGGCCATGCGCCCCACCAACACCCTCGCCGGCTACGACTCCGCCGCCATGTCCACGATCCAGGTCACCGCCGCCGGCACCAGCGTCAACGAGGTGCTGTCCGCGCTCGACCGGGCAGCCGAGGCCCTGCACCGCCAACGGCCCGTCGTCCCCGGCCGCGTGTTCGGCCTGATCCGTCAGGTGCCCGGCACCTTCCCACCCGCCCCGACCCGTGACGACCGGGTGCACACCCCCGACGGTCGGCCCGTGTTCTTCAGCTACGCCCTGTTCGTTCTCTACTCCACCGCCGCATGACTGAGAGGTAAACCGATGGCGCTCAAAACCAGCTTGGCATTCACGATCGCGGCGGACCTGACCAAGGCGTTCGATGAAGCCGCCGGAATAGTGGGTCATGCGCTGGCACGCAACTACGGCTTCAGTGACGGAGCCGCCGCCAACCAGGCCAACCGGATCTACCAGGACAAGAACACGATCGCCGCATCCGGCGTGTTCGACTACGACCTGTCCGGCGCGTTGCTTGACGTGTACGGCGATGCGGTTGTGTTCGCCCGGGTGCGGGCCCTCGTCGTCGCCGCGGCAGACGCCAACACCAACAACGTCCTTGTCGGTGGCGTCACCAACGGACTGGTCACCATCCTCTCGCCGGCCGCGACCGGTCTGCTGATCGTCCGACCGGGTGGGCTCTTCGTGTGGGTGGCACGGGACACGACTGCCGCCGTGGTCACCGCCGCCACAGCCGACCTGCTGCACTTCGCCAACAGCGGCGCAGGCACCAGCGTGGACTACGAACTTCTCGTCGTGGGGAGTGCTACGTAGCCATGCCTACCTGGATCTTCATTGAGTCCGTCCCGGCGTTGCCGGCTGAATCCATTGAGGAGTGACAAATGACTCAACCGGCATCGATTCCAGCGGATGGCAATCTGCTCGTGAAGTTCGTGCTGTCCATCGCCAACACCGGCGGCCCGCTCGCCGCCGAGGTCAACGCAGCGTCATCTGTCGACCTGTCCTGCTACCTGACCGGAACCGGCTACGCGCCCAGCACCGATGAGGCGGTCATCCCCGATCCGCGGCTGTGCAGCCGGCAGACATTCGAGGCACCGGGTCGGCTCACCGAGCAGCTCATGTTCACCTACGTGTTCAACCCGGCGTCGCCTGTCGACGACCTGGCCTACCAGACGTTGGTCTATCTGCTCAACGGGTTCATCGTCGCCCGCTGGGGTATCCCGTTTGAGACGGCGGTGGTCGGCGGCTCGGTGCAGAAGGTCGACGTGATCCCGGTCAAGTGCGGTTTGCAGATCAAGCAGCCGCCGGAGGAGAACAGCGTGCTGCGCACCATGCAGAAGATGTTCGTGCGCGGTGCGGTCAAGCGGGACGTGTTCGTTCTATGAGCGCGGAGTTCATCGTCGGCGTCGGTCTCGCGCTTGCAGTCCTTGCAATCGTGGCAGGAGCGGCCTGGCTAGCACTCTGGCTGACGCGATGACTGTGACCGCCAAGAACACGGCCGCGACGGCGGCTGCGATGGGTAACGGCAAGGGCCCCGATGTCGACTTCGAGGCCCTGATCCGTTCGTCGCGGCGGCCCGAGCGCACCGTGCCGATCTGCCTGCGTGGCGACCTCCAGGCCGAGTTCGAGGAGCTGGACCGCCAACTCGACGACGAGCTGACCAAGGCCCCGTCGTCGGACAAGCGGCTCGGCAGCAGACCACCCGGCCAAGCCACGGCCGAGAAGATGCTGGCGTTGCGGGAGCAGATGCGCGAGTCCACGGTCGTGTTCCGGCTACGGGCGCTGGCACCGGCACGGTGGGCGACGTTGCGTGCCGAGCATCCGCCCCGCAAGGGTGAGGATGGCAAGGTGGAGGACGCGGACCTGATCGGCGTCAACACCGAGTCGTTCTTCAAGCCACTGGTCCGCGAGTCGGTGATCTACCCGGTCCTGAGTGACAAGGCCTGGGCGATGCTGTACGGCGAGGACGAGCCCAGCGACGACGACCCCGACGCCGGCAACCACGGCCTGTCCGACGGGCAGCTCGACTCGCTGGCCGGCGCGGCGTGGGCGCTCAACCGCAGTGACGTGGACATCCCTTTCTCGCGGGCCGCCTCGCGGGTGATGGCGAGCTCCTCGCCCGAGTAGAGGCCGCCGAGCGGCTGGGTATCTCGCCGAAGCGCTTCGAGGGTTGGGAGCCGACCGAAGTCCACGACCTTGTGTACGAGGGCGGCGTGCACGTGCGGACCGTGGTTACCCGTGAGACCGAATGGGACGATCAGCAGCAGGCGTGGGTGCTGGCGCTGGCCGTCTATCGGGCCGGGTTGTGCCACCGTTGCGGCGGCGAGTTGGACGAGACCGCCAGCCCGCTGCTCGACCCCAACAACCGGGACGGCACGCACCGCTACGAGCCGAGGCCGCCGAAGCGGTGCCACCGCTGTACGGCGTTGATGGGTTCGGAGAAGACCTACCACGCGACCGGCAAGGACGGCAGCTACATCACGCCCCACCCGGGTGCGCTCATCCACCAGGTCGAGAAGGTCGAGCGTCGCCGACGGGGGTGAGCCGTGCCGACTGTCACCGCTCGCCTGGTCGCCGAGATCTCCGGGTTCATCAACCCGCTCAAGGCCGCCACCCAGACCGCGAAGGATCTGCGCACCGAACTGTCCAAGGCCGCCAGCGAGGGCAAGCTGGACGCGGTCGCCGGCATGGCGCTCAAGGCCGGGTTCGCCCTGTCGTCCGGGTTCCTGCTGGCGACCACTGCGGCGGCCCGGTTCGAGAAGCAGATGTCCGAGGTCGCGGCGGTTGCCAACGCGAGCGGCAGCGAACTGGACGCGCTGTCGGAGGCGGCGCTCAAGGCCGGCCGGGACACGGTTTTCTCCGCCACCGAGGCGGCCAAGGCCGAGGCTGAGTTGGCCAAGGCGGGGCTGAGCGCCGGGGAGATTCTCGGCGGGGCGCTGACCGGCTCGCTGTCGCTGGCGGCGGCCGGCAGCCTGGACCTGGCTGAGGCGGCCGACGTGGCCGCGAAGGCCATGAACATCTTCGGGTTGAAGGGTAAGGATGTCGAGCACATCGCCGACGTGCTCGCCTCGGCCGCCAACACGTCGGCGACCGATGTGCACGAGCTGGGCATGGCGTTGCGGATGGGTGGCCTGGCCGCGAAGAACGCTGGGCTGACGCTGGAGGACACGGTCGGTACGCTGTCGGCGTTCGCCGACCGCGCTCTGACCGGCTCGGACGCCGGGACCAGCCTCAAGACGATGCTGATCGCGATCAGCGCGCCGAGCAAGGAAGCCCGGGACCGGATGAAGGAACTGGGCATCAACGCCTACGATGCGGGCGGCAACTTCGTCGGCATCGCCAAGTTCGCCGGCATTCTGCAAACCCAACTGAAAGGACTCACCGAGGAACAGCGTAACGAGGCGTACGCCACCATCTTCGGCAACGATGCATTGAGGGCCGCGACAGTCCTCTTTGAGCAGGGCGAGGCGGGCATCCGCAAGTTCATCGTTGGCGTGAATGATCAGGGCGCGGCAGCCGAGACCGCAGCGAAGAAGACCGACAACCTGATGGGTGACATCGAGCGGTTGACCGGTGCGCTCGAAGGCCTGTTCATCGAGGCCGGGTCGGGCAGCAACAAGGGCCTGCGGGTGCTGGTGCAGGGCCTCGGCAAACTGGTGGATGTGGTGGCGAGCCTGCCACCACCCGTGCTGACCGCCGGCACCGTGCTCATCGGGCTGTCCGGTGCCGGGCTGCTGGCGTTCTCCGCCTTCATCAAGGCCCGCAAGTCGCTGCACGAGATGCTCGAGCAGATGCGCGAGGCCGGGCCCGTGATGAGCCGGATGGGCCGTGGGCTGGAGTCGGTCGAGGCCGGGCTGGGCAACATCACCCGGGTGGCCGGTGCGGCCGGGTTGGCGTTCGGTGCGATGAAGCTGGCCGAGAATATCGGCCCGCTGCGGGAGTTGGGTGACGCCGCCGACGATCTTGCCGTCAAGCTGGGGCTGGTGGACCGGGAGGCGGCCGACAACCGGACCCTCTTCGGCGCCGTGTGGGGTCAGGGCGGGCTGGTCGATAAGGCGATCGGCGACGGCAAGGACTTCGCCTACACGCTAAGCCGCGTCGCCGAGGAGGAGGAGACGGTTGGCGTCGAGGCCATGACCGCGGCCAAGGAAGTCACCAACCTGGGTAAGGCGATCCACGAGCAACTCGACAAAGCGTTCAGTCTTGAGGAGGCGCAGGACGCGGTAACCGTGGCTACGCGCGAGCTGAAAGAACAGCTCAAGGAGCAGCGCGAGGAGCACGTCAAAGGTGCCGGTTCGCTGAGAGGCAACACCGAGGCGGCGATCGCCAATCGTGACTCGGTGCGTGAGTTGACCCGCAAGTATGCCGACCTGATCGAGGCGACCGCCGCCGAGGGCAAATCGACGGACGGGCTGCGCAAGAAGCTCGAGGACACCCTGGTGACGTTGGGGTTCAGTCGCGATGAGGCCCACGAGTACGCCAAGGAACTCAACGCCATCCCCGAGGAAGTCACGACGAAGGTAAAACTGGAGCTGCTAGGCGAGCAGGAGCTGCATCGCGAGATCGCTCGGCTCAACGCCATGTCGTCCGGCATCACCATCCCGGTCCGGCTCAACCGGGGCAACCGGTGGGGCGGCGTGTACGAGCACGCCGCGATCGGGGTGCTGCGTGAGGCGGCTGTGTTCTCCACCCGCACCCCGGCCCGCTACGCCTTCGCCGAACCGGCCACCGGCGGCGAAGCCTTTGTGCCCAAGCACGGCGACTACGGCCGGTCGATGGCGATCCTGTCGCAGGCCGCCGGCTGGTACGGGGCGACCGTGAACCCAGCAGGTGGCGGCGGATCGGGCCCACCTGCGCCGGTGGTCGGCACGATGGTCGTCAACGGCACCGTCGGCATGTCGGTGCAGGAGCTGGTCGCCCAGGTCACCCGCGAACTGGGCTGGACGGCGAACGGCTGATGCCGATTCCCGCCGAGTACCGGCCCACCGTCGTCTCCACGGTGCCGGTACGGATCGAGCTGGACGGCTGGACGGCCGGCGGCGACGACACCGGCGACGTTGTCGACTCGCAGGGCACCATGTGGACGATCAACACCTTCGACGGGTGGCAGGGCGCGCCCGCGGTCCGCACCAGCCTGACCGAGCGGCCCGGCGAGCACGGTTCGTTTGACGGGCGGGCATTCATGCAGCCCCGGGTGATCACCGTCGAGGGCATGGCGTTCGCGGTCGACCGGGCGTCAGCGTTTCGGGCCCGCGACATCATCGTGTCGGTGTGTGGTGACACGGG